TGATATACCAGCCATTTCACAAGATATTTGTTTGCGACCTTGTACAACAAAATCTTTTTTTCTTACATAACCCCAAGGAGAAAGTTTACGAACTTTCTTTTCACCCATTAGTCTTTCTATGCGTCCTACAATGTATGGAATATCATACAACTCACAGTTCCAACCAGTAATCACCTCTGGAGTATTTGTCTGCCAATACTCTAAAAAACGATCAATTAAATTATATTCATCGGTGCACTGAACATATCTTACATCATCTCTTGTATTATTAAAGGGTCTAGATGCAAAACAAATTATCTTCTTAGTTGTATAATCTTGTAGAGTAATTGCAAGTAATTCTTCTGCACAATTAAAAACATCAGGGAAACCACTTTCAGCAGCAACCTCAATATCAATTGTGACTAATTTAATTTTACTAATATCAAACTTAATTTCCTCTTCTGGATATTTTTCAGAAATATATTGACAGATATACCTATCATTACCATAAACATCAAACCCCTCTACACCAGAGTATTTTTCAATAAATCCTTTACACTCGGATATTTTACCAGGTTTAATTGGTTCTACACTCTCTCCTTCAAGAGTTTTATACTTTGATTTTTTCTTCGAAGGTACATAAAAAGTGGGATGAAATGTTTCTCTCGCAGTAAAATGCTTGCCATTTTCATATCCACGGACAAGAATTTCATCAAACCTTTGATGGACATTTGTATAAAACCTCATCTGATAATTTTAGTATATTCGTCAAGTAATTTCTTTGTTGGATCAACTAATGTTAATATCTTGTCAGAACTCATAAACATTTCTTTATTAGGGGTTAAGTCAGACATCCACTTTGATAATTTCCCATCTATTATAATACATGGATTAATTAATTTACAATCTGGTTGACCAATATCGGCAAGAACTTCATCGATCTCAGATATCAAAATCGTTTGATTCGTTAAGTATAAGACTTGGATCGGGTTCGCTGGTTCCACTTCTTGATCCGTCGGTAGATCCGTCGGTATCATTAGATCGTCTTCCATTCATTTTCTCCTCGTAATTTTTTTTAACTGAATCAAGTGGTTCTGTAATACAGACTACCCAATCTTTATTTACAATTATATCATTATCTTTGGATAATGTCATCCATTTGTAATATGCAAGTTCGTGTTTTGGTCTACTTTCATCTTCAACTAAAACTTGAGATGTCTTGATCTTAATACAATATGGTTTTTTAAAAAGATAAGATATTAAAATATCAGTTTCCTTTTGACGGAACTCTGATATATCAGCAATTACCTCTTCTCCAGATTTTAGTAATGCGAGTTTTATACTCATAGTTTTACATTCCTTGCATATATTATACCATAAAAAAAGGGATCGTCAAGATCCCTAAAGTATTGTATCCTTTAATCATCAAAGGTATACTTTTTTAGCATGATGTTCTGGAACAATCTTACCTAATGTAATTGTAAGAAGTCCGTCTGCAAAAGTTACATCTTTAACTTCTACATCGTCAGATAGTGACCACTCTCTTGAGAATGATCTCTGTGCTAGCCCTTTGTGACTATAAGTTTCTTGTTCTTTTTTCTCTTTAGTTCCTTCTACGAATATCTTACCATATTCTGTGTAAACTTTAACTTCTTTCTTTTTGAATCCTGCAAGTGCGATCTCTAATCTAGATTCAACATTGTTTACATGAACGATATTGTATGGTGGATAATTAGCATTTGTGTTTGTATTCCAAAATTGTTGGAAATAATCATCTAACCCTATGCTGTTTCTTGCGATCTTTTCCATTAGTTCTGGAAGATCTGAAGCACTATATCTCTGTATGTTAGTCATGGTTCTCCTTAGTAAGCGAGTGTAAATTGTGTCCCCGAAGGCGACATTACTATTTAACCACTTATCAATAAATTATACAATGAGGTATACTCTAATTTTTTGTTCGGTATCTACTGCCAATACTCGTCTAATATATCAAAAGTTTTATTGAGGTACTCATTTGCTCCATTGCATTCCCATTCACCTTTTTCCCCAATCTCACACTTATAGTGTAGTTCTCTTTTAAGTTGCATAAGTCTGTTTGTCATAGCAACCTTGTCTAGTCTTCCGTTCATGGTTACTCCTCGGTTTTCTTTTTCTTTCCTATATTATATTTTGTTTCTAGTATCCATTCATGTTTTTCTTTATACGCTAACACTTTTATCTGATTTAATGGTGCTATATCAGTAATTTTACTTACATTCATAATAGTTATCAGACCCCAATCAGATAATAACTGAATGATACGATTGCGACGCTGAACATCATTTTGAGTTAGATTAGCATGCTTACCATCTAAAGCAAATAGTTCTTTAAAGTGTACAATGTAGTATCTTCCTTGCTTATGAAGAATATGACAAGATTGATATATCTTTTTCTCTTTACGGGATGCTACCCCAATTCTTGTGAGAGTCTCTCTTACCTTTAAGAAATCATCTGGTTCATTCAATGTAATTTCAACCATTTGATCCGTAGACCATTTTACCTCAGGCTCGGTAATCATTTCGCTCCTCCAGTTTCAAATTTAGATTTAATAAAATTCAGTTGTTCTTTAGTTAAGATACGTAGAGCTTGCTTTGCCTTTTCGTTACTATATCCATAATAACGCTTCACACAATCAAGATTCTTGATCTCATCTTTACGAAGCCATGGAGAATATCTCTTTCGCTTCCTCACACTATTTAGAAAAAAGGAATACTGAAGGTCATTATCTAAGTGTGAATTTAAATTCATTTCATTTGCAAAAAGAACTGTATCAATGTGTCCAGACATGCAACGATTAACAATATAAGCAGGATATTTTGCTGTTGGATCATCTTCTAAAAGATTCTTTTTTGTGTGGTTGATTGAGTTCAACCAGTCTTTTAAATCATAACTCATCTTATAATTTGAATGTCATTATCTTCTGTCCAGAGTTCGACCTTATCTCTGAATCTATTTTCTTTCTTTAGTTTATCATATCTTTTACCTGCTTTCTTTTTCCACCAAGATATGATGTTTTCAAGATAAAACTTGTCCCAGTTCTGACCACGAACTAACTTGTCTTGTTCCCCACGAATAACTTCTTTTACATTTTCATATCCATAAGTTGACATATAAAATCTTTTCTTTTGTGTGAGTCCAAATGCCATATCAATCACAGAATTAAATTCTTGAAGTTTTATTTTATCTTCTAAACTATTTCTAATGATAGAGATCATTTTTGTTTGCCTTTTTAATTTTTTTGATGATGCTCTGTTTTCAGTTAATGGTTCTCCGTGATTCCATTCTTTAAATTTATTATGCAATTTATGAAATGATTCTTTATGTAACAAAGGAGGAAATTTACTTTCAGTTAAACCTTTAAATCTGATAAAAGGTTTTAGTCCATCATACTGAGATGCAGAAGTTGTAGAACCATACAATGAAGTGGTTTCAAACAATGCTATATCTTTCTCAAATACTTTAGATACTTGTTCTCTTGCATAATGGGATATACACATTAGTGCAAGTAATTTTCCCCCAAGGTAATTATATCCAAATGGTTGAGATGGAACAATTGCAAAACCCATCACAGTATGACGATTCATCAAAGAAAGATTAGCAGGTTGTTCTAACCATAAATTTCTTGGTTTAGAATTAATTGTAGGAGATCCAAAACGAATAAATCCAATTATCTTTTTACTATTCTTTTCATATATCATCCAACGTAATTCTCTACCAGGAATATTATGTTCAATAACATGAGAAGAAGTAGCAGTTAAGTATTTTAAATATAATTGCTGTGGTACACCATTCTGAAATCTATCACCAACAGGTCTAATTTCAAAGTCCATATCTTCTGGATGAATATCTTCATTAAAGAAAGCATCTTTATCAGATATACCTTTGATTCTTGCCTCATTAGATACTGCTTCACCTTTTGCGTATCTTAAATAATCTTCAATAGAACTGAAGTTTTTAAAATAATCAATAAACTGATCTGCTGCCCACTCTGCTTTTTCTGGTGTAACTTTATCTATCACCTTCATTTAAAATTACACTCCACCATTATCTCCGTGAGAGCAGCAAGGAGATTGATTTCCTGATCTGATACAAAGGCAATCTGGTACTGATACCTAGCAATAATGAGCACAGCAGCAGCAACGCTAGGGTTTTCAAGGGCATCAAAAAGAGCATCGTAAACATGACGCAATAATACAGAAGGA